TTTCTTGCGCAGATCCTGTAGGAACAATAGACTCGTCAAACATACGAACAAGTTCATCCGTCCCTACGCGAAGACCGGCGGCAATTTCGTCACCAAAACCAAAAGTTAAACCATCAAGAAGTTTTTGACCAGCGCCTTGCACGTCTTCAGAAAAAGTATTTTCAGCGTCAAACAGGTTAGGAACAACCATGCTTTTTTTAGGCTCTTCGTCAAACAAGTTAGGAACAACCATGCTTCCTTTAGGCTCTTCGTCAAACAAGTTAGGAACAACCATGCTCATTTCAACATTCCTTTAGCGGTTAAAGCTTTTATTGTTTCTTCTTTGCTACGACCATATTCTTTCATGTTATCGGATATTAACGTTTCTTGCTCTTCTGTAAACGATTCAGTTTTTACAGAGACGCCTTGCTGCATGTCTTTAATAATTGCTTCAGTTTGATCTTTTCTTTCTTGAATTAAACTTTCTCTTGCCTCAGATTCAAAACTTTTATAGCTACTCCAAGAACCCTCATCTTTCTTTAGCTTTCTTGCTTCAGCCTCTATTTCGGCATTTGTTGGCTTATAGTTAGCAGCTCTTGATCTCATGGTTCGTATATCGTTATCAAGCTGACGCTCAGAAATTAACTGTGCTTGGTCTTGACCCGACGCAAATCTTGCTATATCATTATTTATTGCGTCCAGTTCTTTTAACAATGTGTTTCTTTCTCCCGGATTAAACGTTTTGCCTTTTTCAAAGTCTGGAATTCTTCCTTTAATTTCGGCAACACGTGCTAACAAATCAGCTTTTGTTTTGCTTTCAGGTAAAGCTTGTATCCTTGATTCAAAACTTTTTACGTCAACTGGCTTTGTTCTATCCGTCAGAGCAGACTGTAATTTACTTTGTTCTACTTGACGCTCAAGTTCCCTTTGCTCAAGCTTTGCTGCAATATCTCCAAAACCTTTGTTAGCAGCTCCCTCTAAAAACTTTTCTCTGTTTTCCACAGGCACAGAAAAAAACGTATCAATTACTATTTGCTCGTCCCTTTCCTTTTTCTTTTGTTCGAATGTAAAATTATCTATCTCTTGTTGCCGCCGCAACTCTTTAATTTCAGTAGCTACATTAGATACCTCTAAAACATTGCCGCCAACTGACGCAACATATTTTTCAAGGTTTGCTTGGGCAGCCTCTAACTCACTCTCAGGAAGTTTTAACATGCGTGCCTTAATAGCGTCTATTCCTTGTTTAACGCCCTCTTTTAACGCACCTTCTTCAATCTGTTTTCCTTGCGCAGCTAGCTGCAAATTACCTGTACGTACTCCTTCTTGCTGCAACAAACGTCCTTGCTGCACAGGAGAGCCTTGCATAAACTCCTGAAGCATTTTTTGTTTTTGTTCTTTCTCAGCAGCAATAGCCGGAGCAGATCCTATAGTAGCCCCTAAATTAAACATACCTTGACCATAACTAGGATTTGTTAATTGGTTTACAAACGCTTGTCCAAATTTAGCCATCTTAGAAATCCCCTGTGTAATATGGGTTGTTGTTCACGTTTAAACCTCCACCTATATCGCCAGAGCTGTTACCAAATAAACCACCGTAAATTTGTTTACCGAAATCGACAGCGCCACCAAACAACTCTGACAAGCCGCCATAGCTATCTGTTGGAGTAGACAAACCTGTTAACAAACCAGTACCTAACTGACCCATAAGGTTAGCCTGACCAAGACCTGCGCCAAGTAACGCTTCAAGACCGCCCATAGAAGCTTCGCCAAACAAGCCTGCTCCGTAAAGCTGTCCTTTTTGTTGTAGCTGAGGAAAGAGCTGAGACGCTTGTTGAACTGCTAACAATTGATTCTGTGGTGCATATGCTCCTGCAAGATTGCCAAGTGCTAACTGCTGCTGTGCTTGTTGTGCTGCAAGGTCACGAGCGCCTAACGTAGAACCTAAACCAGCAAACGTAGAGCCGATGTCAGCTTGCTGTCGCTGCTCTGCTTGTGCTTGTTGCATAGCCATTAACGACGCTTGGTTTTGTGTTTCAGCTTGCGCCTTAGCCATAGCCAACTGCTCAGGTGTGCCGCCGTACATATTAGTAGAAACACCACCACGGCCTTGGTTAAACAGACGCTCTTCAAGAGCCATGCGCTGACGCTGCTCTTCAGGACTCTGCATAGCACGGATATTACCGTAGATGTCACGCTCACGCTGCATAGGGTCTTGACCAGCCATACCCATAAACTGACCGCCAAGTCCGTATGCTTGTTGAGCAGCAGCTTGTTGCATAGGATCGCCAGTAAAGCCACCAGCAATGCCTTGCTGAGCTTGCGCCATAAGAGCGTTCTGTATTGCTTGCTCTTGACCGCCTAACCCCATAGTTACACTACCGCTAGGGTCAGCAGCAAACATACCGCCAGTGCTAGACGTTACAGTAAATGGTTTAAACTCTGATTGCTGTAAACCTTGCTGAGCAATTTGTTGAGCGCCTTGCTGAGCTGCCTCTCCTATTGTGCCTAGTCTATCGTAAGCAGTTTTAGCAGCTAAGCCTCCGCCAATTACAGGAGCAACCTTTCCAAATAAACCAGCAGCGCCCGAAAGAACATCACCCCAGTTAATCTCGTCCATTAGTACGTACCTCCGTCAATAGTCCCGGCATCTAACGTACCAGTAATAGTTGCGTTACCTGATACATTTACAGTGGCCGCTGTTAACGTGCCTGTAAACGTAGGTGATGCTAAGTCAGCTTTACTAGAGATCGCAGCAGAAATGTTAACGAACTCTGTGTTGAACTCAGCTCCTTTAATAATCTTTGCTGGGTCTCCACTAGGCAAAGCATCTTTAGTATTAAAGAATGTTGTGATCGAGTAGTTACTCATTATACTGTCTTCCCTATTAGTGCTAATACGTTAAATTCTTGAATAGACAAAGGCTGTCCGTTTATCTGTGCTTCCAAACCTACGGTAACAACAGAGCCGTCACCTGTAGTATTCACGTTAATTTTTGACAATGCCGTACCCTTAGTAAACTCTGCAACGTTGAACTCACCTTCGTTAAAGTACGCAGGATACTGAGCGTCAATGTCGATGAATGCTGTACGCACAGCCTCACCAAAGTCATAAGACCACTTAATACCTACTCGATAGCCAGCACCGTTGATTAACACAGGGCGTAACTTCTTTAGGATCTTGAGTCGTGACGAGTCACCAAAGGTTAACGATGGGCTGGCATATCTAAAAGGAAACGCCAAGTTGTTATCAGAGTAACCAAAATACGTACCGATGCCGTACTCAGATCCTATGTAAACTGTGCCGTCATCCTTCCTGTCGTAACAAACAAAAGGACAAGAAATCCAACGAGTAACACGATACGATCCGTTTTCAAGTTGACCACGCAAGTCAAAGCAGTACGTTATGTTTGTGTCAGAAAACGTAATCAAGTAAAAGTAGTTCTCAGGGCTGTACACAGAATGCGTAGGGCCAGTCCTATTCAACAGTTGTTGTATTAACTCTTGCTTGATGTTACGGCTCAGGTCAGTCAACGGCATTGACTTCTCTTGGATAGTACGCGTAAACCCACGCAATCCTGACTGCGACATAAACAGTATGTCAGTACCGATGTTCTGTACAGAGTTGCGGCAGACGCAGCCAACACCCGCTACAGTGTCTGCTAACGCCATAGTTGCTGGCGATGACGCACCTGAATAAACAACAATAGACTGCTCACCGAATATAACGAGGAAGTCATTGAACGTTGCCAGCGCCTTGATCTTGTCAGCGCCTTCAGGCCACACCTTAGTAATGTCAATAGAGCCACTAGAGCCACCACTAAAGTCTGAACCAATTAACAGATCAGACCAGTAAATAACAGTAGCGTTAGTTGAGTTGTCAGTAACCCACAAACGTCCGTAAGCAGCTAACACTTCGTTTCCGTACTGCGCTGATGTAACCGATGCGCTAGGTACAGAAGACATAGGAGTAACTGCACCGAGCGTATTGCTGTACACAAGCGGCTCGTGACCACGCTGGAAGAAGTAACATGAATCGTTAAAGTTTACGATCTTCCAGTTGTTAGCAGTGATTGTATAAGCAGCCGGGGTAACATCAACAAGTGTTGTAGTTCCTGAAAATATCTTATTGTTACCTGCGCTGAATACTTCAGTGTTACCTGCACTGTCTTCAAAGTAAAATACCTGACTGATGTAGTCGCTACCTAACTCAGTAGCGTCTGTAGTCAATACAGATACACCCTTACGTGCTGCTAACTGACCGCGCTTATCAATGACAGCGTTGTCTGCTATTTCAGCAAACGCAGTATCCTGAGCCAGAGGAGAATCTTCTGTGTTGATTCCCTTAAAAGCTGGAGATACTAGGTTTATCGGCGTTAACGGTTGTGCCATTAAGGTGCGCTCCAGATAGTCTCTTCAGGATGTTTAGCAGCATCGAGTGCAATAGCGTCACTCAAGAACTTATCAGCAATTGCAAAGTATTCTGGTGTGCTTGTACCGCCTGTCTCACCACGCTCTCTGGATAACAAAGCAACAGCAAGGTGAATGATAGGAGCAGTAGGTACGATAACATCTTCGTTGTCTTGAGTAAGGTCATCATCGCGCACAACAGCGTTAAACCGAATGATCTCAACACCGTTAGGCTTGGGGTAGATGTCAATCTGTGTGTCGCCGTTAGGGTCTACAGCGTTAAATGTGTAGTACTGTGGCGAGCCTTCTTGCACTGGCTGGATCAGATACTTTTCATCAAACCACTTCTGGCTGCGATACTCCATAAACTGATTGGTAGTATCGTTAATAACGTCAAGAACCTTTAGTCTGTTTTGCGTACCAGTAAGCACATAGTTAAACACATCGGGTACTGTAGTAACTGTCATTGTCAAACGAGCAGCAGACCAGTCCCATGCGTTCTCTACAATACGCTTTGCATCATTAACAAAATCACCAACCATCTTGCTGTAGGTTGTGTCGCTAACAGAGTTAACCTCTTCTTCGCGCATCCTACGCAGGACGTTATTTACTACATCTAAATATGTCATTAAACCATACCCTCAAACAATCCTACGTTTCTGTTAATAATGGCGTTAAGTTGTGCGTTGTAGTCTACGTTCGGTGACTGAATTAACTCACCTATTGCTGGTGTTTGGTAAGAGATTCCAGACATAAAAGGTTTAAACTCCGCAGCACCACCACCAGACGATACACTGCTAGGGCTGACATCACCGTCACCGTCACCGTCACCGTCACCATCACCTGTTCCTGTACCTGAACCAGACCCTTCGCCTGTACCTGTTCCGTCACCCGTACCACCTGTGGTCTCTGTTGCGGTTCCAGTTCCGACCGCTATGCTGCCGCCTCCAAAAGTTAAATCACCATCTTCAGTAGTATCAGTGGCTTCAGTAGTTTCAGTAGTGTCAGTAGTGTCAGTAGTTTCTACGGGTTCTACAGTTTCTATAGTTTCTACAGTTTCTATAGGTTCTACAGTTTCTATAGGTTCTACAGTTTCTATAGGGCTTATAACATCAACAACACCATCGT